CCGCCATAACCACCGCCATAGCCGCTTCTAAACGGATCGTAACCGCCCATGCCGCCGTAATTTCCATATCCACCGTAGCCACCACCATAGCCACCGTAGCCACCGTAACCTCCGTCATAGCCTCCTCCATAACCGCCATAGCCGCCGTCATAGCCTCCACCATAACCTCCGCCGTAACCTCCATACAAACTTCCTATGCCTCCGTAGCCTCCATATGAAGATGGATAATTAGCGTATTGCATTCCAGGCATCAACTGTGGTGCCATATTTGGAATTAGCTGTTCAGGTTGTGGCGCCGAAAATGGAGTGAACGGGGATGATTGCAACCCTCTTGCCATGGCTGATTGATAAGCCAACTGATTGTAAGAACGGGTTGGTTCCGTTGGATAATACATGTAAGAAGCCATCTGTGCTGCTTTCGGATCGACCATGATAGATTCCATCGGATCGTTTCCGGCAGGAGCGTTTGCTTGAGGATATCCATAGCCTCCATATATGTTGCTGTAGCTGCCGTAATTTGCATATGGATTAAGGACGCCTCCCCCACCTTGAAAGCTGGCAATACCGCCGTCCTTAAAATTACCTGCTTTATAAATCAAGTCATCAAATGAAACTAGATCAGCAAACGGCCTCGCCTTTATTATTTCTCCTTTGGCCAACATGCCTCCCTCTATCGGATCAACGTCTGATCCGAAATTTTTTAAGCCTAAACCTGTTTCTGATTCGGAATAAACCTCTGCGGCAGTATCCATCATGCGTGCAAGTTTCTCTTTTTTAGCTTGTTTAGACTTCGTTTTCCATGGTATGAGCCCTCTTTCTCTCTCACTCAAACTTGCTTGATACATCTCTTCGGTAAAGCCGCCACTAGGAGCTGCCGGAGCAGCTGCCATTGCAGCTTGAATTGAGGTGCCTTCTGGGATATCTTCGCGCCTAATGATTTCAACAAGGTCTGCTAGGGCATCAGAATCCATGGACAAAATTTTATCCTCAGCATCTTTGGTAGGCGTAACGCCCAACTTGTTAACCAAATCTTTTAATTCAAAATTTATCACTAGCCGTTAATCCTCTCGTGTTCACGGCTGTGAAGACCCCATCGTCGATTCACTACAGTATATATTTTTATTTTCCCCCCTACAAATCAATTGATATCGCTCCATTGGTGCTGATCGACAGTGTGCCAACAGCTCCGGTTGCGCTCAATCCGTTGTCAGATCCTGAATAAATATCATTCCACTTGGCGCCATCGTAGACCTGCAGGCTCTTGGCATTGAGATTCCAGATGACATCGCCTGCATTGAACTGGTTCTGGTTCATGGTGGTCAGCGTGTATTGGGGCGTTTCCGTGGGGTCAAAAGAACCCAGGTTCAGCTGTAAAATGCGGATCATCCTGTTGTAAAGATCAGGAGAAACTTCTGTCAAAGCATTTGGAAGCTGTGTTTCAAGCAGTCTGGCCATCAACGCCTACCATTAATCTTAATATCCATGCGTGTTGCGCCGACTCGGAACCCAAGCCCGGAACGAAGACCTGAAGAGTTGTCGTCATCGGATTCAAACCGCAGAACCATCTGGCGTCCCCTTGCTCTTGTGTTTATTTTGGTGGTTGAAGATGTTATCGATGTCGTGGAAGATGTGCTTAAACTTTCTGCCGGCCAGTTGCGCTTCTTCAGCACCACATTCATAGCCGCATTTGCATTCGATCCGGTGAATTTTATGTCCGGGATAATCCGATTGACAAAGCTGAACTGTTCGCCTTCTTCAATATCCAGGCTACTCGATTCTACATAAACATTGTCCATGGGCGAACCATCTGCGTCGTAACCCGTTTCTTGTTTGTAAAGGTAGTTGTTGGTGTCGGTCCCGGTAGCCCTCGGATAATCCTCGATCCCCTCGTCAAGCCACGCATGTCGTTCTAGTTGGCCGATTGACCAGGTGTTGTCAACGTAGTTGTAAATGACATATCTGTCTATCTCGGTTGAACTGCTTGATGGATAAAACCAACCCACTTCATCAAAGGACTTGTTTAAAAAACCGAATACTTTATAGGCCTGTGTAAGATTGATGTCGTTAAATACATAATAATGAACCGAAGAAGGGACTGAAGCAACTGACCCGTTATAAGAATAGAATCCTTTGAGATCCATCCAGAATATTCCTTGAGGCGAGTTAATGGCAGCATTAGGACCGATAAGCCCCACCCCTTCATTAATAAGATTGTTGCTGAAAGTGTAAGGAGATCCCACAAACGCCATGGAATAAAGCGCTGTGTCTGTCCATACCAGAGTTTCCTGACGCGCTCTTATCGCACCAACGATCAAAGAGCCTGAAGAAAGCCTAAAGGATCCGGCTGTGTTGGTAAGTTTTGGCTCCCATTCGGGTGCATTTTCCTGATCACACCAACAGATAAACATGGGATCGATTGATCCCGTCCTGGCGGTTCCCCCATCATTCAAGGGATCTGCGCCAAAACAAATGATATGGCGGTCAATGTCGCTGACCAAAATCTGAAGTGCCTTGGTTGGCGGAAGATTAGCGCCACTCAAATCAGAAAATGAAACAGCTCTGGTGCTTAAACCATTGGTGTTATCCCAATAATAAATGCCGCCTGCGCGTGGATTCATTACCTCGTCTTCGCCAAAATTATCGTGAGTCCATGTACGCAACTGATTGGTGTCTGAAATTGTGGCAATAGAACCCCAACCACCATCCCCCCATGCATTGGCTCCCCATCCAGAAGAAGGAACATACACATCCAGTCCTACATTGATCTGATAAGCACCCACTACACTGGATCCACCATTGCCGCTGTCACTGCTATTTGCGGTAACTGTGTCCCCATCTGTGTCCTTGGCCTCAACGGTATAACTATTGGTATTGACAATGGTAGCTATCTGGTATTCCTGGTTTAATACATCGGCTGTAATTAAACCACCTAGAGTAGCGGCACCACTAAAAGTAACGAAATCATTTTTTACTGCGCCATGCGAAGCATCTGTAACAGTAAGGGTTGCATCGCCATTGGTGGCGGAAAACGTTACATCACCAGCAGATGTGGTGACCCGGATTGGGGTCACGTCATTAAAAGCGTTTCCGGACTCTATGTAATATTTGTAAGTTGTTCCCACTCCCAAAAGTTTGGTGGCGGCTAAATTGACCCAGCCATGAAGCGCCCTGCCGGTCCCCAAGTAAGTATTTACGGTGGCCTTTTCCCAGCCGCCTATTTTCTCCGGCAAGCCTTTGCGAAAGCGTATCAGGTTGGCATCATACCAACCGCCTTCGTTGCTGTAATCGGTTCCTTCCCGGTTGATTCCTGGTCTGAGAATGTATTTTGCTAATGACATTTATTTGGTGTCCTCTTCTTCTTCATCCATTTCCCTATAGTAACCTACAATATGGAGGATTTGCTCTAAATACCTGGTCACTTCACCCATAGTCATGGATAAGTTCTCATAGCCCTGGGAAGTCAGTCCGTAGTACGCGACCCTTGGCTCTTCTCCTGCTTCCAGGTTCTCAAGATACTGTTGCATTATATCAGGAGAAAGTATCCGCCATTCTATTCCTGAAGACTCAATCGGTTCAGGCAATGGTGGATGGTAAATCGGTGCGGTTCTAGCGACTGTTATAATTTCTACAGGCTTTGTCTCTGGAACCATTGTCTGTGCTTTCCTTTCTCCAAAAAGAGAAAACGAGGTGCAGCCACTAATTGACAACAGTATTAGTAGTATCAACAGCTTCTTCATTAAACTGATCCGGATTGGTTATTACATTTAAATTTTCCAACACTCTGGCAGATGCTTTATTGATCTTGCCCTCCAATAATGCAGGCTTGGCTAATGCCATGCCTTCCAGATTGTGATTGGCAAACTTATTTCTCAAATTTGTTACCTGGGCCTGTGACTCGCTATAGCGTGTATTCAGGCTCTGGATTTGTTGCTGGGTTTTCTTGGCACTTTCCAACGCTTGCACAATCTGGTCATTCTGTTGTTTGACTGTATTCTCAAGCACCTGTTGATTGTTGAGCGCTATTTGCAACGCTAGTTCCAATTTTTCTATCTCGGCTACCACAATCATGCGATAACCGACAAAAGCAGAAATTGTCAGTAACAGCATTACCCCTAAGAAAACAGCGAGCTTCATTTAATCCCGCGTCTTTTCAGTCTTCTTTCCTGTGCTGGTTTTGTATTGCTTTTACGGACATTAACCGTGGTATATGCTTCATTGACATCAGGGGTGGATTTATCGTCACCAACATACTTGCCGTCTTTATCTCTGGTGCGTACTCTTTTTTCTTCAAGACCAAGAAAGGTCGCCTTGAACCATTTACTCAAACCTATAGCCATAC